AGATAAGTTCTACGACATCATAGTTAAAAGTGGTCGTTTCCCTGGAGGCTATTACTACTACGGCTGTCATTGGGATGGTAGCTATTTTCAATTACTAAATAGTGGTGGTACAGATCAGTCAGGCGGTCTATTTATTGGATTATCTGGTACACCAATGCCTAATGGTTGGATTGACTTTGCTGGATACTCTAAGCTGTTTGGTTTCACTTATGGTATTACAGAGTTTAAAAAGAAGTATGTACGCATACAGGACTTCAAGGGCTTCCCTGAGATTATCGGATACAATGATATTCCAGAATTAGAGCGACAACTTAACAGCGTTGCTTTCCGCTTGAGCCGTGAACAAGCAGCGGAATTGCCAAGCCGTCAGATGATCGGGCGTAATATCCACCTAGACAAGAAGGCAAGCAAGCTATATACAGAGCTTAAAGTTACACGAATTGACCCACGATCTAAGGAATTACTAGACAATTCTAGCCGATTACTCTCAGTACTTCGTCAGTCCACTACAAACGGGCGGATTGACAGCTTATTGTCAGTCGTGGGTGACACTGATGACAACGTTATCATTTTCTATAACTACATCAGCGAACGAACAGCAATACTAAAAGCTTTAGAGAAGTCTGGAAAGAATATATTGCGCTACGATGGTGATAAGCACGACAAATTGCCAGCTAGTGATGCAAATATCCAGAATACTGTATTAGTAGCACACTACAAGTCAGCGTCAACTGGTCTTAACTTACAGTGGGCTAACGTAACAATATATTTCAGTCCGACATACAGCTACCAAGAGTTTGAACAGTCAATTGGTCGCACACATCGTAACGGTCAGACCAAGAAGTGCTTGTACTACCTGTTCAACGTCAAGAATACAGTGGACCGAAATATCTGGGATTGTCTTAAGGATAAGCGTGATTTTAATGATAAGCTATGGAGGAATGAAGATGACTGATATCTATAGTGAGTACCAAAAACGTATTGCTGAAGAAGTAGCTGCTATTGAAGATAGAGTTATAACTAAGTTATTAACAAAATATAAACTTGAGGGTGTTGAGCTTATGAGTGAGCTTGAAGAAAAAGGTATACTCTTATTTCATACCATAGATCAAGAGGGAGTAAAAACGGTTACTTTATGTAAGATCATTGATAAAATACAATATAAAATTACCCCTAAACTGAGTGCTATGAAGATGGAGGAATTATGAAGAATAATTGGCTAAAGATGAATAAGACAGAGTTGCTTGCATTACCTGTACGAGAATGGGCGAGTAATACTATTTATGATTGGTTGTTAATTGTACCAACACGACTTAAGCATGATAGTGGCTTTGCCTGTATAGCTATTATTGGCTGTAAGGGTGACGAACCAGTAGAAATATGTGCTTACCCTGATGATCTACAAATGCCTGTGATACCTGATAATTGGTCGGTTCGTATGGACTGTTCATATCCTAAGGGTATATTGCGCTTCTGGAGTAATCGTTATAAGTTCCAAGTGCCTAGAGCACTCAGTTCAACTGAAATAAAATTAGTTAGGAGCGAGCATGAATCGTAATTCAGTTCGCAAACAATTGAATAAACTACCTAGTGAGGATAAGTACATGAACCGTATGGCAAATATACTGGAAAGATACTCAGATTTGCGTACACAGGCTATTTACAGATATGATCGTAGAAGTTTAGTTCTTGATATGGCAACAGAAGCTTTCTTACTTACTAAGGAGTTAGAACCAAAAGTTAAGGTTGTCCATCAGCCAGCATTAAATGATAACTTACCGCTTAACCCTACTTTATGTGGTCAACGGATAGAGATACATAGAGGTGTTTGGTTGGCTGATAACAAAGAGGAAGTTAGTTGTAAAAAATGCTTAGCGGCATTAAGGAGGTAAATTATGAAAGATTACCAAGACTTTAAGCCTGGTATGCAAGAGCCAGATAAGTTCTACGACATCATAGTTAAAAGTGGTCGTTTCCCTGGAGGCTATTACTACTACGGCTGTCATTGGGATGGTAGCTATTTTCAATTACTAAATAGTGGTGGTACAGATCAGTCA